AGCCTTAACCTGCAACTGACGGAACGTGTGCTGGTCAGCACTGACGGCAGTGTGTCGAGCGTTGAAGCTGTAGCAGAACCCGATGAACCTGAAGAAATGTGGACGGTGAAACGTGGCTGAACTGCAGAAGGTGGACGACTGGCTGAGTGCCTTGCTGGCGAATCTAGAACCAGCCGCAAGAAGCCGCATGATGCGCCAGCTGTCGCAGGAACTGCGCCGGACACAGCAGCATAATATCAGGATGCAGCGCAACCCTGACGGCAGCAGCTATGAACCGCGACGGGTAACAGCACGCAGTAAAAAGGGGCGGATCAAACGTCAGATGTTTACAAAGCTGCGCACTACAAAATACCTGAAAACTGCCGCCAGCGCGGATACTGCCAGCGTACAGTTTGAAGGTAAGGTACAGCGCATTGCCCGCGTTCACCATTACGGCCTACGTGATCGCGTCAGCCGCAAAGGACCTGAGATCCGTTACGCAGAGAGAAAATTGCTTGGATTAAATGGATGTGAAAAATTAATTCGAAAAATATTCATTATGAATTTATTTTCTGGGGATTGGCTGGCATAAAAGCCAGCCTTTATTTTTTTATGTGATGGCCCCTATCTTTTGATTGTAATAACTATAATCAGCATGTTCTTCTGTATAAAAAATCTCAAATGCAGACAAGATGTTTGCGTAAAAACTATCCTTGGATATAGAGGTTTTTTTATTGATGGATGCCAAAAAGTTTGTTATAAATCTTAATGATGCTGAGAAAAGAAAGTGCCCTTTCACCCAATGATTTATAGATGTATTTTCTGGGAATTGAATGTTGTTTTTTTCTGCTAAACCATTAGTAGTAAACGATTCAGGTAGTCTATTGATATATTCATCTATTTTTTCCTTGCATATATTGTATGAATTTCTTGATTGCATAAAACGATCACAGGAATCACCAATTACGGAGCATCCTAATTTATTTAAATGATTGTGAATATCTAGTATTATTAAGTTCTCAATGTTGCTATAGAAATTAGAAAGCCAATTTTCCACATCTATTTCCTGCATTTTTTTCGTGCAAAAACGGCCTGTGTTTTTGAGTATGTGTGATATGATTTTTTCATCAATGATTGTGTTTTCTATTGAATATCCCTTTGTGTAAATAATATTTGTATGCTTTACTATGTTGTCAGAAAAATGGTTTAGATCCGAATCTCTGGCAACTATGGCGTTTATTTCTCCTGAGGTTATTTTTTCGATATATGGTTGTAAAGCTTCACATCCACCAACATCTTGAACTTCTACATTAAAACGACCATTTTTTTTAAAAATTATTTCCCAAAAAGCAATGTCATCTTCACCTTCAACATAGACCATAATATCAGCATCATAAAATAAACTGATCACATTTTCCGCTTCATTAGACCAAGAAAAGTTTTCTGCATTAGAATCATTGATTAGCATTGACTAATCTCTCCATATTGAAAATGGCGTTTTTATATTTAGATGCAACTTCAGGAGAATGGGTTGCAGCAATAATTTGTGCATTAGGATTTAATTTTTTTATGGCAGGGATAATATTTCTTTGCCATTGAATATGTAAGGAAAGCTCAGGCTCATCAGTTAGGAAAATATATTGTTGCCCTCTTTGTAAGAGGGTCTCAATGAATAAAATTAGCAGTTGTTTTTCACCAGAAGATAAACTTTCTAAAACTATTGGCCCATAGGTGTTATTTATGACTAACAATCCCGATTGAAAATGAAATTCTTTATCGGTGATAAAATTTCTTAGTATGCTTAAGAATTGTTCTATTGGAGAAAATATTTTTGATGTTTTCTCTTTTGAAGTTAATGACATTTTGATTATTTTTTGTGTTTTTCTCAATGCTTCGATCGAACGAATATCAAAGCCACTTTCACTTTTATTCTTTAATTCCGAAATGGTATTATTAATTGTTTCAACATGAAAGCTGATTTTTTTACGAATGTTTTGATCAATAGCATTTAACTGTGTGTATGCATTAAGGAGGTTTTGTTTTTCTTCCTCTTTGTTAAAGTTAATGTTGTAAGCAGGATTCTCCATATCTTCCTTGCTATAAAGTATTGATGCCAGAACCTCTTTTTGCAGTTCTAATGCGATATCTCTGGCTTTCTGGGATAGTTCAAGTTGATATTTTGTAAGTTCCTGTATTAATTCTGATAACTTATAGTCAACAGGGTTGATAAAACGAGAGCCATATTTATCTTTAACTTCAAAATCATCACTATTTCTTAATCTGTAAACAGATAAAGAAGAAAGCGAGACTAGTTTTGCTAGTTCTGTTCTTAGTTCTTCTGTTTCATCATGCACTCTACGTCTATAACTAAGAGATATTCTTCTATCATCAGTGTTAAATAAACGAATTGTGTGTTTTTTAGATGAAAGCTGATATTCTATTTTGGAAAATGGAGATGTATCGCTTTCAAGTTTTTTGACTTTGATTGTTTTTGTCTTTTTTTTATCTTTAAGTTTTATTTCGGCACTATTGAAATCAGCATTGTTAATACTGTCCAAATCAAGGGATAATATTGAGTGCAGAAGGTTCATAAAGGTTGTTTTACCCGTGCCATTTCGGCCTATAATAATATTTACATCATCATTAAATGAGCAGGAACAGTTTAATCGCTGCCAAAAGCCATTAATTGTGACGCTTTGAATTTTATACATCTATGTATCCTTTATTATTAGTTGAGCTACTTAAATTTATAATCATTTGTGTCATCCTCAGTACAATTATGCCGTTTGGAAGATATTATTTCAAATGTTTAATATATACGGTATGAACGCACAATTAACCGAAATCATGCGCCTTATCACCAATCTGATCCGCACAGGTGTAGTTACCGAAGTGGACCGGGAGAATTGGCTTTGCCGGGTGAAAACGGGCGACCTTGAAACCAACTGGATCAGCTGGCTGACGCTGCGCGCGGGTAATGCCCGCACATGGTGGAAACCATCGGAAGGTGAGCAGGTGGTGCTGCTGAGTCTGGGAGGCAATCTGGAGACTGCCTTTGCGCTGCCCGCTGTCTATTCGAATCAGTTCGCACCACCGTCGACGTCGGCGGACGCCTGCGTGACAGAACATCCTGACGGTGGCTGGTTTGAATACGAACCCGCCACCGGGAGCTGGTATGTCAGGGGCATCAAATCAATGGTCATTGAGGCCGCTGATAACATCACCATGAAAACCAGTGAGTTTGTACTGGAGGCTGACCGCACGCGCATTAACAGCGAAGTGGTGATCAATGGTGGCGTTACCCAGGGTGGCGGAGCGATGAGTTCTAACGGGATCGTGGTTGATGCGCATCAGCATACTGGCGTCCTGAAAGGCGGCGACACGACTGGAGGTCCGGTATGACGCTTTATAGCGGGATGAACAATACCAGCGGTAAAGCCATTACTGATATTGACCATCTGCGTCAGTCGGTGCGGGACATTCTACTGACACCGCAGGGTAGCCGCATTGCCCGTCGGGAATATGGTTCCCTGTTGTCGACACTGATAGACCAGCCACAAAATCCGGCATTACGCCTGCAGGTCATGTCGGCAGTGTATGTGGCGCTGAGTCGCTGGGAGCCACGGCTGACGCTGGATTCCATCACCATCAACAGCAATTTTGACGGTTCAATGGTGGTGGAGCTGACCGGGCGGCGTAATAACGGTGTGCCTGTTTCCCTTTCCGTATCAACAGGAGCAGAGAATGGCAGTGATTGACCTTTCGCAGTTACCTGCGCCGCAGATTGTGGATGTGCCGGACTTTGAGACGCTGCTTTCCGAACGCAAGGCCGAATTTGTGGCGCTTCATCCGAAAGATGAGCAGGAAGCAGTGATGCGTACGCTGGAGCTTGAATCTGAACCCGTCACCAAATTGCTGCAGGAGAACGCTTACCGTGAGTTGCTTCTGCGCCAGCGCATTAACGAAGCCGCGCAGGCTGTGATGGTGGCTTACGCGATGGGCAGCGATCTTGACCAGCTCGCTGCCAACTACAACGTGAAACGCCTGACGGTGACACCTGCTGATGATGACGCTGTACCGCCTGTTGCGGCTGTGATGGAAAGTGATGAAGCGTTACGCCTGCGTGTGCCTGCAGCCTTTGAAGGACTTTCAGTTGCGGGGCCAACTGCAGCTTATGAATTTCATGCCCGAAGCGCCGACGGTCGGGTGGCGGATGCCAGTGCAACCAGCCCGGCACCTGCAGAGGTGGTGCTGACTGTTCTGAGCCGCGAAGGCGATGGAACTGCAGAAAAGGACCTGCTGGACGTGGTGGAAAAAGCTCTGAACAGTGAGAACGTACGCCCGGTGGCTGACCGTCTTACGGTTCGCAGCGCAGAAATCATCCCGTATCGCGTGGAAGCCACCATTTTTCTCTATCCGGGACCGGAAGCAGAGCCGGTAATGGCAGCGGCAAAAGCCAGCCTGCAGAAGTACATCGCCAGTCAGACGCGTCTTGGTCGGGATATTCGCCGTAGCGCCATCTTTGCCGCCCTGCATGTTGAGGGTGTGCAGCGTGTGGAGCTGGCTTCTCCTCTGGCGGATGTGGTCCTGAACAAAACACAGGCGGCATCATGTACGCAGTGGAGCGTAACCAACGGAGGAACGGATGAATAGTCTGCTGCCACCGGGTTCAACACCACTGGAGCGCCGACTGGCGCAAACCTGCAGCGGGATTTCTGATCTGCAGGTGCCGCTTCGTGACTTGTGGAATCCGGCGACCTGTCCGGTCAGCTTCCTGCCTTATCTCGCCTGGGCGTTCTCTGTGGATCGCTGGGATGAGGGCTGGACTGAAAGCGTCAAACGTCAGGTGGTGAAGGATGCTTTTTATATTCATCAGCATAAAGGAACCACCAGTGCAGTGCGGCGGGTAGTGGAACCGTTCGGCTTTCTGATCCGCATTATTGAGTGGTGGCATACCGGAGAAACACCGGGCACGTTTCGTCTGGATATCGGCGTGCAGGACCAGGGCATCACTGAAGATACCTATCTGGAACTTGAGCGACTGATAAGCGATGCCAAACCATGTAGCCGTCACATGATCGGCATGTCCATCAACCTGCAGACCAGCGGCCCGCATTGGGTGGGAGCCGCCAGCTATCTTGGCGAAGAAATCACGATCTATCCGTATATCAACGAAACAATTATTTCCGGCGGCACCGCGCATGAAGGCGGGGCGGTCCATGTTATTGACACAATGAGAGTGAATCCATGAGCACAAAATTTTATACCCTGCTAACGGATATTGGCGCGGCGAAACTTGCCAGCGCCGCCGCGCTCGGTGTGCCGCTAAAAATTACTCATATGGCGGTGGGCGATGGCGGCGGAGTATTGCCAACGCCGGACGCAAAGCAGACGGCACTGGTAAATGAGAAACGCCGGGCTGCGCTGAATATGCTTTATATCGACCCGCAGAACAGCAGCCAGATTATTGCTGAACAGGTGATCCCTGAAAACGAGGGTGGTTGGTGGATACGTGAAGTGGGCCTGTTTGATGAGTCCGGGGCATTGATTGCCGTGGGCAACTGCCCGGAAAGCTATAAGCCGCAACTGGCTGAAGGCAGCGGGCGCACCCAGACCGTGCGCATGGTGCTGATAACCAGCAGCACGGACAATATCACCCTGAAAATCGACCCTGCTGTAGTGCTGGCAACCCGCAAGTATGTGGATGACAAAGCACTGGAGTTGAAGGTGTACGTGGATGACCTGATGGCAAAACATCTTGCCGCACCGGACCCGCATTCACAGTATGCACCCAAAGAAAGTCCGACGTTTACCGGGACACCCAAAGCGCCAACGCCAGCAGCAGGGAATAACACCACGCAGATTGCGACCACCGAGTTTGTTCAGGCGGCTCTGACGGCTCTTATTAATGGTGCGCCAGCCACGCTGGACACGCTGAAAGAAATAGCCGCAGCCATTAACAATGATCCGAAATTCAGTACCACCATTAACAATGCGCTGGCACTGAAAGCGCCGCTGTCGAGTCCGGCACTCACCGGAACGCCAACCGCACCTACTGCGGCACAGTCGGTCAACAATACACAAATTGCCACCACGGCATTTGTGAAATCGGCGATTGCGGCAATGGTGGGTTCTGCACCTGCGGCACTGGATACACTGAACGAACTGGCGGCGGCGCTGGGGAATGACCCGAACTTTGCCACGACAATGCTTAATGCACTGGCAGGTAAACAACCGCTGGACAATACGCTGACTAATTTGAGTGGAAAGGATGTAACTGGTCTTCTCACATACCTTGGTTTTGGAGAGCGGTTACTGGAGGCTGATGGGTACTTTGAATTACCGGGAGGATTGCTGCTGCAATGGGGGCACGGCTCGATTCATGCGTCAAGTGCCATTATACAGTTTAAGAAGTCGTTTAACGTCACTCCGTTCATTGTACTGCCGCATAAAATCACAACTGATGGTCGGTATGTGACGTCATCTAATTATACCTTAACTAGCTTTAGCCTTTATGGATGGAATGGAAACGGCACGGTAAACAATATTGACAGCTATACGTATTTTGCACTCGGGATGTAAGAGAAAGCCGCGTAGAGCGGCTTTTTATTTAGGTTGAGGAGGGCCAAACAATATCTGGAGCGCTGGATACGTCCACCGCTTCCAGCGCATCAAGATAATCCAGCCATAAATTGTACTGCGTTAATTCATCATCTTTCAGGCGTCCAAGCACCGATTTGCCAGGCCACTGCTTACTGTTTATGTATTCGTTGACCTGATTAATCAATTGCTGCTTTTCCAATTCGGCTGCAGCAATTTGTTCCTCATGAGTTGGTGGTGGAATATCAATCCATGCTGGCATTCCGTCGATGACACCTCTGTATTTTCCTTCTGGTGCTTCCTTCATAAATTCGGCGGCAACAGTGTCGTCAATTTCGATTCCATCATCGGGCCATTCGCCGGATTCCTGATAAGCGATTTTAAGCTCCACAGGGAAAAACGCATTTTTATCGGCACTGAAAATATATTTCTGCATTTCTACCGTCCTATCGAAATATAACTGAATCTGTATTGCTGTGAGATATCACTGGTTGCCACACGCCACGCTGAATTACTGATATGTTCAAAATTTACAGACAAAACCTGCGGGGCAGGAATCGACGGGTCTGACTGAACGGCATCAGACATAACACTGACTGAAACCATCGGCTGATTAGGGAATGGTATAGGGAAGTGTCCACTGATAAAGCGGGTCGTGTTTCCTGCAAAAGTGCCAAACTGAACAATATATCCACCTGGTAGCCTGAACCATCCCGAACCAGAAGCGAATGCTCCCATATCCGGTATCTGATTATCTCCTGTGCCCACACCCCTTTTCGCCGCTTCTCCCAAACCAACGTTTATGAAAATGCAGAGATAATGGCTAACTGGCATCATCCACGGTTTTTATTCAGGGGATTGATCATGCTTATTGGCTATGTACGCGTGTCAACAAATGACCAGAACACCGATTTGCAACGTAATGCACTGAACTGCGCGGGATGTGAGCGGATTTTTGAGGATAAAATCAGTGGCACTAAGTCCGACAGACCGGGGCTTAAAAAACTGCTCAGGACACTATCGGCAGGAGACACTCTGGTTGTCTGGAAGCTGGACAGGTTGGGGCGCAGTATGCGGCATCTTGTTACGCTGATAGAAGAGTTGCGTCAGCGTGGCGTGAATTTCCGAAGTCTGACTGACAGTATTGATACCAGCACCCCAATGGGCCGTTTCTTTTTTCATGTCATGGGTGCCATGGCTGAAATGGAACGCGAACTGATAGTTGAACGTACCATGGCAGGGCTGGCTGCAGCTCGTGCCAAAGGCAGAGTAGGTGGACGCCGTCCTAAGTTGACCACCGAACAGTGGGCACAGATTGGGCGTTTACTCGAGGCCGGAGAATCAAGACAGCGTATTGCACTGATTTTTGATGTAGGCGTTTCTACCATTTATAGAAAATTTCCGGCAAATAAGAGCAATGAATCCCCCTGAATCAGCATTATTTTGATTATCCCTGCAAGTAGACAAATACCGTCATTTTGTGTGAATAACGACACAACTGCGCTTAGCTGTTTGTCAGGCACAATCACTTCAACATAGGGCGAAGCCTAATCCAATCAGGAGGTTCGCCACTATGGCTCAGGATTACCACCACGGGGTGCGCGTTGTTGAAGTCAACGAAGGCACCCGATCTATTACCACGGTGAGCACCGCCATCGTGGGTATGGTCTGCACGGGCGATGATGCCGATGCAAAAATGTTTCCTCTTAATAAACCCGTGCTGATCACTGATGTGCTGACTGCCAGCGGTAAAGCGGGTGAGTCAGGTACTCTGGCCCGTTCGCTGGATGCCATCGCTGACCAGGCAAAACCCGTGACCATTGTTGTGCGTGTGCCGCAGGGTGAAACGGAAGACGAAACCACGACCAATATCATCGGCGCAGTGACTGCTGAAGGTAAAAAAACAGGTATGAAAGCCCTGTTATCTGCCCAGTCACAGCTCGGCGTTAAACCGCGCATTCTCGGCGTGCCAGGCCACGACACCAAGGCGGTAGCTACTGAGTTGCTGAGCGTGGCGCAAAGCCTGCGTGGATTTGCTTACCTGTCAGCGTATGGCTGCAAGACAGTGCAGGAGGCGATCACTTACCGCGAAAACTTCAGCCAGCGCGAAGGGATGCTGATCTGGCCTGACTTTACTGGCTGGGACACGGTGCTGAATGCCGAAGCAACGGCATATGCCACCGCCCGTGCGCTTGGTCTGCGCGCCAAAATTGACGAGCAGACCGGATGGCACAAAAGCCTGTCCAACGTGGGCGTGAACGGTGTCACCGGAATTTCTGCAGATGTGTTCTGGGATCTGCAGGACCCGGCAACCGATGCAGGTCTGCTGAACCAGAACGACGTCACTACGCTTGTGCGTAAAGACGGTTTCCGCTTCTGGGGTTCCCGCTGTCTGAGTGATGACCCGCTCTTTGCCTTCGAAAACTACACCCGCACGGCGCAGGTGCTGATGGACACGATGGCAGAAGCACACATGTGGGCGGTGGATAAACCGCTTAACCCGTCGCTGGCCCGCGACATTATCGAAGGTATCCGCGCCAAAATGCGCAGCCTGGTCAGTCAGGGCTATCTCATTGGTGGTGATTGCTGGCTGGATGAGTCGGTGAACGACAAAGACACGCTGAAAGCCGGAAAACTCACCATCGACTACGACTACACGCCAGTGCCGCCACTTGAAAACCTGATGCTGCGTCAGCGCATCACCGATCAGTACCTGGTGAATTTCGCCAGCCAGGTCAGCGCGTAAGGGGACAACATGGCTTTACCACGCAAATTAAAACACCTGAACCTGTTTAACGACGGGAACAACTGGCAGGGGATCGTTGAGTCGCTGACGCTGCCGAAATTCACCCGCAAATATGAGAAGTATCGCGGCGGCGGAATGCCTGGTGCAGTTGATGTGGATCTGGGGCTTGATGACAGTGCGCTGGACACAGAATTTTCCATTGGTGGTACTGAATTGCTGCTGTTTAAACAGATGGGTAAAGCCACGGTGGATGGCATCCAGCTGCGCTTTACCGGCTCTATTCAGCGTGACGATACCGGGGAAGTGCAGGCCGTGGAGCTTGTCGTGCGTGGACGTCACAAAGAAGTGGATTCCGGCGAGTGGAAGACGGGCGAAAGCAACACCACCAAAGTGACCAGTACCAACAGCTACGCGAAGCTGACCATCAATGGTGAGGTGCTCTATGAAGTGGACCTTATCAACATGGTGGAAATTGTGGACGGTGTGGACCTGATGGAAGCGCACCGCAACGCCCTCGGCCTCTGATATATCTGAACGGCGCGGGATACCGCGCCAGAACCCAATTGACAGGACAGCAAAATGAGCGATAAGCAGACTGAAAAGACCATTCAACTGGATACCCCCATCAAGCGCGGTAAAACAGAAATCACCGAAATTGTGCTGCGTAAACCGCAGTCCGGTGCGCTGCGCGGTACACGCCTGCAGGCCATTATGGATATGGATGTAAACGCGATGATGACCGTGATCCCCCGCATCTCCAGTCCGGCACTGACTGCACAGGAAATTGCAGAGATGGACCCGGCAGATCTCACTGCCATGTCGGTTGAGGTTGTCACTTTTTTGTTGAAGAAGTCGGTGCTTGCCGGTTTACCGACAGCCTGACGGTTGACGATCTGGTGGCTGATATCGCCACCATCTTTCACTGGCCGCCATCCGTTACTGACGTTATGCCGCTGACCGAAGTGCTGGAATGGCGGTATAAAGCGATTCAGAGAAGCGGGGCCAACGATGAGTGATAATAACCTGCGCCTGCAGGTCATTCTTAATGCGGTTGACAAACTCACCCGCCCATTCCGTGCTGCACAGGCCAGTTCGAAAGAGCTGGCTGGCGCAATTCAGAATACCCGAAACAGCCTCAAAGAACTGAATAAGCAGGCTGGCAGAATTGATGAATTTCGCAAGACGCGCTCGCAACTAGCCATAACAGCCAACAACCTGAACGCAGCCCGCGAAGAGGCGGCAAAACTCGCCACACAATTTGCTGCCACTAACAGGCCAACCGCCGCGCAGGCAAAGTTATTCAGTCAGGCCAAAACACGAGTACAGGAACTTCAGCAGACCTATAACGGCTTGTTGGGGGCGGTCCAGAGACAACGTCAGGCACTTAAAGAATCAGGGATTGATACCAGACAACTCAGTAGTGCCCAGCGAGAACTTAAGAAAAATGCCGAAGAAACTCGTCAGGCACTGGAGGGCCAGCAAAAAGCACTTAAACGTCTGGGTGAACAACAGGCACGGATGAAGGCTGCCAGAGAACAATACTCAAGACGGCTTGAAGTGCGCGATCGCATCGCAGGAGCCGGAGCCACCACCACGGCTGCAGGGCTGGCAATGGGCGCGCCAGTGATGGCGGCGGTAAAAAGCTATACCAGCATGGAAGATGCCATGAAAGGTGTGGCAAAGCAGGTCAATGGTCTGCGTGACGATAATGGCAACCGCACTGCGCGTTTTTACGAAATGCAGGATGCCATCAAAGCTGCCAGTGAACAGCTGCCAATGGAAAACGGTGCTGTGGACTTCGCCGCACTGGTTGAAGGTGGTGCGCGCATGAATGTGGCAAACCCTGACGACAGCTGGGAGGACCAGAAACGTGACCTGCTGGCCTTCGCCAGTACGGCAGCAAAGGCGGCAACAGCCTTTGAGCTGCCAGCGGATGAACTGTCAGAAAGTCTGGGGAAAATCGCCCAGCTCTACAAAATACCAACCCGCAATATTGAACAGCTCGGTGATGCGCTGAACTATCTGGATGATAACGCTATGTCGAAAGGGGCAGACATCATTGATGTCATGCAACGCCTGGGCGGTGTGGCTGATCGTCTGGATTATCGTAAAGCGGCGGCGCTGGGTTCCACCTTCCTGACACTGGGGGCTGCGCCGGAGGTCGCTGCCAGTGCTGCCAACGCGATGGTGCGTGAATTGTCCATTGCGACCATGCAAAGCAAGAGTTTCTTTGAAGGAATGAATCTGCTGAAACTCAATCCTGAAGTGATTGAAAAGCAGATGACGAAGGATGCGATGGGAACTATCCAGCGCGTACTGGAGAAGGTGAACGCACTGCCGCAGGATAAGCGCCTGTCTGCCATGACCATGTTGTTTGGTAAAGAGTTTGGCGATGATGCGGCGAAACTGGCAAACAACCTGCCGGAACTGCAGCGCCAGCTAAAACTGACAGCGGGCAATGATGCGCTCGGTTCGATGCAGAAAGAATCCGACATTAACAAGGACTCACTTTCTGCGCAGTGGTTGCTGGTCAAAACCGGAGCGCAGAACACCTTCAGCAGCCTGGGCGAAACGCTGCGCCAGCCGCTGATGGATATTCTGTACACGGTGAAAAGCATCACGGGGGCGTTGCGTCGCTGGGTGGAAGCTAACCCTGAACTGACGGGCACACTGATGAAAGTAGCCGCGGTTGTGGCTGCTGTTACTGTGGGCCTCGGCACCCTGGCTGTGGTGTTGGCTGCTGTGCTGGGTATCAAAACGTTACCTTCCGTTACGGCAGCAGTAACACGAACCAGCAGCGCGTTGTCCTGGTTAGCTTGCGCACCACTGGCACTGCTGCGACGCGGGCTTGCTTCATCGGGCAACGCCGCAGGTTTACTTACTGCGCCGTTGTCGTCTTTGCGCCGCACGGCATCACTGACGGGAAATGTCCTGAAAACTGTAGCAGGTGCGCCGGTTGCACTTTTGCGGTCTGGATTATCCGGTTTACGTGCTGTTGCTGTGATGTTTATGAATCCTCTGGCGGTACTGCGCGGTGGACTGGCCTCCGCAGGCACGGTGCTTCGTGTGCTGGCATCCGGTCCGCTGGCGATGCTGCGCGTTGCCCTGTATGCCATATCTGGTCTGTTAGGTGCTCTGCTCAGTCCGATAGGTCTTGTGGTTACTGCACTGGCAGGCGTAGCGCTGGTTGTCTGGAAATACTGGCAACCCATCACCGCATTTCTCGGTGGCGTGGTGGAAGGATTCAAAGCGGCGGCAGGTCCCATCAGTGCTGCATTCGAACCACTTAAGCCTGTGTTTCAGTGGATTGGCGACAAAGTACAGGCGCTGTGGGGCTGGTTTACTAATCTGCTGACGCCTGTTAAGTCGACCTCTGCCGAACTGCAGAGCGCAGCGGCAATGGGGCGACGATTCGGGGAGGCACTGGCGGAAGGGCTGAATATGGTCATGCATCCGCTGGACTCCCTGAAATCCGGTGTTTCCTGGTTGCTGGATAAACTCGGCATTGTCAGTAAAGAAGCTGCAAAGGCGAAACTGCCGGAAAGCGTGACGCGTCAGCAACCTGCGACGGTGAATGCAGACGGTAAAGTGATGATGCCATCGGGTGGTTTTCCGTCATGGGGATATGGCTTTGCGGGGATGTATGACAGCGGCGGGTATATCCCGCGCGGGCAGTTTGGCATCGTCGGTGAAAACGGGCCGGAAATTGTTAACGGCCCGGCAAATGTGACCAGCCGGAGAAATACAGCTGCACTGGCTGCCGTTGTTGCCGGAATGATGGGCGTTGCTGCCGCGCCAGCAGAGTTTCCACCGTTGCACCCTTTGGCACTTCCCGCGAAAGGCGACGAAGCGATGGTGAGTCGTGCAGCCACTGTGCCGCCCGTTCAGCGGATTGAGGCACCGATGCAGATCATCATTCAGACGCAGCCAGGACAAAGTGCGCAGGATATTGCGCGGGAGGTGGCACGTCAGCTTGATGAACGTGAACGCAGGCTGAAGGCAAAAGCCAGGAGTAACTACAGCGATCAGGGGGGATACGACGCATGATGATGGTGCTGGGATTGTACGTGTTTATGCTGCGCACTGTGCCGTATCAGGAACTGCAGTATCAACGCAGCTGGCGACATGCGGCAAACAGCCGGGTCAACCGACGTCCGTCCACGCAGTTTCTGGGACCGGACAACGACATGCTGACGCTTTCTGGTGTTCTTATGCCAGAGATAACGGGCGGCAGGCTGTCGTTGCTGGCTCTGGAGCAGATGGCAGAACAGGGAAAAGCATGGCCCCTGATTGAAGGCAGCGGCACGATTTACGGCATGTATGTGATTGAGGGACTGAATCAGACTAAAACGGAGTTTTTCCGCGATGGTATGCCGCGCCGGATTGAGTTCACCCTGTCGCTCAAACGGGTGGATGAATCCCTGTCCGATATGTTCGGTGATCTCAGTGCGCAGCTGAATAATTTGCAGGATACGGCAACGTCTGCCTTAAGCGATATCAGTAAAACGGTGGGAGGGCTGCTGTCGTGAATTTCAGCTCTGAACTGCTTAACAAAGGCAACAAAACTCCAGCATTCAGCATCAGTATTGAAGGCAAGGATATCACCACTGTGCTGGTCAACCGCCTGATGGGGCTTACGCTGACGGATAACCGGGGCTTTGAAGCGGACCAGCTTGATCTGGAGCTGGACGACGCCGACGGAAAAATCGTGCTGCCGCGCCGTGGTGCGGTCATTACGCTGGCGCTGGGCTGGAAGGGGCAGCCGCTTTTCCCGAAAGGGGCATTCACGGTGGACGAGATTGAACACACTGGCGCACCGGATCGCCTGACTATCCGGGCGCGAAGTGCTGATTTTAGGGAAACGCTGAATACCCGCCGTGAAAAATCGTGGCACAAGACCACTGTCGGGGAAGTGGTGAAGGAAATAGCCGCGCGTCACAAGCTGAAGATGGCACTGGGTAAAGACCTGTCGGATAAGCCCGTGGAGCATATAGACCAGACTAATGAGAGTGACGGCAGTTTTCTGATGCGGCTGGCGCGCCAGTACGGTGCCATCGCGTCGGTGAAAAATGGCAATCTGTTATTCATCCGGCAGGGACAGGGCAAAAGCGCCACTGGTAAACCACTGCCGGTGATCACTATCACACGCAAGGACGGCGACAGTCACCGCTTTACCCTGGCAGATCGCGGAGCCTACACGGGGGTAATTGCCAGCTGGTTGCATACCCGCGAACCCGCGAAGAAAGAAAGCACTACGGTGAAGCGTAAGCACAGGACTAAGAAGCAGAAGAAAGAGCCGGAAGCGAAGCAGGGCGATTACCTGGTGGGGACGGATGAAAACGTGCTGGTACTTAATCGCACTTATGCCAACCGGAGCAACGCCGAACGAGCGGCAAAAATGCAGTGGGAACGCCTGCAACGCGGCGTTGCGTCATTCTCGCTACAACTGGCGGAAGGGCGGGCAGATCTCTACACGGAAATGCCTGTGAAGGTCAGTGGTTTTAAACAGCCGATAGATGATGCGGAATGGACCATTACGACTCTGACACATACCGTCAGCCCGGATAACGGTTTTACGACCAGTCTGGAGCTTGAAGTGAAGATTGATGATTTCGAAATGGAATGATTCTTCGCAATGGAGAACTTTTAAGTTTTCAAAATGGAATAATGCGGTATCATTATTGTGAATTTAGCAAAAATGGGGAGAACTCGAAAAATGATGATTTGCCCACTGTGTGGAAGTGCCGCCCATACTCGCAGCAGTTTTCAGGTATCTTCATTGACCAAAGAGCGTTACAACCAGTGCCAGAACATTAACTGCAGCCATACTTTTGTTACCCATGAAACTTTTGTTCGTTCGATTGCAACGCCAAAAGAGTCAAATCCGGTTCAGCCGCATCCAATGAAATCAGGACAGGTGGCGCTCTCTCTTTGACGCTGCCGCCAATTTGTCGCCATCGTTAAAAAACAGTGCTTCTAACATCATGATTTTAAAAGGCATAAATTTCAGGCAACAAAAAACCCATCAACCTTGAACCGAAATGGCGGGGTTGATGGGCTCCACAAAATGGGGACATCAAAGAAAAGCAGTGGCACTAATTAAGACTGATGCCCTGCGGAAAAGTTCTGCGGTTGTGCAAAAAAATTTCATTTTCAGGGCAACTTCAGTTTTATCCTAATCCTGGCCATACCATGACGATGATTGTCCCTGCCAGCGTCAGCAGGACGTTGGCGATTGCGTAGGTGCCCGCATAGCCCAGCGCAGGGATGTTACTGCGAGCTGTATCACTGATGATCTCCATTGCCGGCGCGCAGGTGCGTGCGCCCATCATTGCGCCGAACAACAGTGCGCGGTTCATTCGCAATACATAAGCACCGAACAAGAAACAGATAACCACGGGCACAAGACTGACAATTAATCCGGCAATCAACATCTGACCGCCAATCGCGCCCAGGCCGTTATTAATACCGCTACCGGCGCTCAGACCAACGCCTGCCATAAACACCATCAAGCCGAACTCTTTCACCATGCTTAATGCACCTTGCGGAATGTAACCGAAGGTCGGGTGGTTAGCACGCATAAAGCCCAGCATAATTCCGGCGAATAACAACCCGGCAGCGTTCCCCATGCCGAAACTGAATGTGCTGAACTGGAAGGTGATCATCCCGATCATCAGCCCAATAACAAAGAAGGCGCAAAATGCCAGCAGGTCAGTGACCTGGCTGTGAATCGAGATAAAGCCGATGCGATCGGCGATGGTTTTTACGCGGCGGGCATCGCCGCTGACTTGTAAAACGTCACCTTTGTTAAGCACGACGTTGTCATCTATCGGCATCTCAATCTGGCTACGAATGACGCGGTTAAGGAAGCAACCGTGATCGGTCAACTTCAGTTGTGCGAGACGTTTACCTACAGCGTTATGGTTTTTAACGACCACTTCTTCAGTGACGATACGCATGTCGAGAAGGTCACGATCGAAAACTTCTTTACCGTTACGGAAGCTGGGATCGAGTCGGGCATGGGCGTCGGGATAGCCTACCAACGCTATTTCATCGCCCATTTGTAGCACGGCATCACCGTCTGGATTTGCCAGAATCCCGTTACGTCGAATACGTTCAATGTAGCAGCCGGTTTGTCGATAAATACCCAGTTCACGCAGATTTTTGCCGTCGGTCCAGGCCACCAGCTCCGGGCCGACGCGATAGGCGCGGATCACCGGTAAATAAACCTTACGGTTGGCATCAGTGTCCAGGCCACGTTCGCGGGCGATTTGCTGGGCGCTGGTCTGTAAGTCCTGATGCTGCAATTTCGGCAAGTAACGCGCACCAACAATCAAACTCACCAGACCGATTAAATAGGTTAAGGCATACCCGAGGCTCAGATTATCCAGTGCCAGTGAGAGCTGCCTGCTTTCCATGCCGAAATGACGCAGTGTATCGCCAGCACCGACCAGAACCGGTGTCGACGTCATAGAGCCTGCTAACATACCGGCCGTCAGGCCAATATCCCAGCCAAACAGCTTACCTAACCCTAAGGCGATCACCAGCGCACTGCCAACCATCACCAGTGCTAACATTAGGTAATTTTTCCCATCGCGAAAAAAAATGGAAAAAAAGTTCGGTCCGGCTTCGACCCCGACGCAGAAAATAAACAGCATAAAGCCAAGATTAAGCGCATCGGTGTTAATGCTGAAATGTTGTTGGCCTAATAACAGCGATACGACTAAAACGCCAATGGAATTACCCAGTTGGATCGAACCAAGTCGTAACTTTCCGAGACATAGCCCAAGCGCGAGGACCACAAATAATAACAGAATGTAATTCCCATTTAACAATTCGGCGACGTTTATATTCACGGAGGCTAACTTCTTGTTTACTAGTAAGCTGTTGAAAGAAATGGTAATTTACGATAATGTTTTTTACCAGAATTCAGGGCGCAGATTCATTCAGCGCACCTAAACGATAGTAAAGTAACAATATATTTTACTAGTGTAATCACATTAGGTATCAACGGCTATATGAATTGCGTTGGCCTATATTAGCATGGAATGCGAAGCGGCTTTATCTTACTGAACGCCACACTGGCGAAAAATGTGTTCGATAGACGCAGTGTCAGGAGGAACGAGTGAAACATAAACAACGTTGGGCGGGGGCAATCTGCTGTTTTGTCCTCTTCATTGTGGTGTGCCTTTTTCTGGCGACGCACATGAAAGGCGCTTTTCGGGCTGCCGGGCATCCTGAAATCGGCTTGCTATTTTTCATTCTTCCTGGAGCAGTTGCCAGTTTCTTTTCACAGCGTAGAGAAGTCCTGAAACCTCTATTTGGCGCAATGCTGGCGGCACCCTGTTCAATGCTCATTATGCGGCTGTTTTTTTCACCGACGCGCTCATTCTGGCAAGAGCTGGCATGGTTACTAAGCGCGGTGTTCTGGTGTGCGCTGGGGGCACTGTGTTTCTTATTTATCAGTAGTTTGTTTAAACCACAGCACAGAAAAAATCAGTAAAGCCCTCAACGCGAGGGCTTGTCAGACGATCAGGCGTCCAGATTTTCTTTCACCCATGCAGCAAAATCGGTATAGCCGCCGATATGTTGCTGATCGACAAAAATCTGCGGCACGGTTTCTACGGGTTTACCTGCCTTTTGTTGTAGATCTTCTTTAGTGATCCCTTCCGCACGAATATCTACATACTGATACTGAAAATCATCGCGTTCATTGCTCAATTTCTCAGCCAGATCTTTTGCACGCACACAGTAAGGGCAACCCGAACGACCAAAAATAACGGTTTGCATTATTTCTCTCCTCATAGATTTATGCCTGTAATGATCACGCTAAAATGTATTCGCTGAAAGTAGGTTTAACCTGTTGCATTAATTGCTAAAAGCTATAACTGTTAAACACAATACAGTGAAAAGTTTTAGACTGAAGGCTCACTTTGCAGAGGGAAGCGTATGCGCGCGATCGGTAAATTGCCTAAAGGCGTGTTGATACTGGAATTTATCGGAATGATGCTACTGGCGGTGGCGCTGCTGTCGGTAAGCGACTCCCTGTCGCTGCCTGAGCCATTTTCTCGGCCAGAAGTGCAGATTCTGATGATTTTTCTCGGTGTTTTGCTCATGTTTCCCGCTGCGGTGGTGGTTATTCTTCAGGTGGCAAAACGTCTTGCCCCACAGCTGATGAACCGTCCACCGCAATATTCACGTTCAGAAAGAGAAAAAGATAATGACGCCAACCATTGA